CGGGCGTTACGATTAACTCGGTCAAATACTATAACGGTGCAACACCACCTGTACTGACAACATTGGCAAGCTCTAATTATTATTATGATGCTTCAGGTAACCGTGTAGTTGCAACTGGTTTACCGCAGACAAACAATACGGGAAACGCTAACCCAATTGTTGTTAATTACACTTGTAACGCTAACCCAATTTCACAGTACCCAGTTATCAAGCAGGCTGGTTTGATGTTGCTTACTCACATATACAATCAGCGTAGTGATACAACTACCGAGAATTTACGAAACATACCTTTTGGCGTGTCAACTTTGCTTCGACCTTACAAACCTTTGGTGATGTAATGAGCATTGCAAGATTTGAAAACGTAGTTATAAACAACGTTACAAATAGTATAAATTTGTACGGTGAACAAACTACTTCAATTGCAGAATGGTTTACATCACGCGCTATTGTTAAAGATGTGCGTAATAGTTTGCTTATCTCTGAAAGGTATAGAATTTACAGCGATATGGTAACGTTAACGTTTAATTACACACCAAATATAAAGCAAATTGTAGACAATCAAAACTTATTTTCTATCATTTGGCGAGGCAATGAATGGCGTATTGCAGATACATTTGAATCAGATGATCGAATGAAAATAACTTTTAATTGTTATCGTAACGACCCGAGCACGCCTGTATGAGCCAAAATAACCCATCAACGTATGCTCAAGCAATTCAGTATCAATTGGCAAATATCGTTACGCCAATACCGGTGTATGCAAACTTTAATCGTAACTTTGCAAATGAGCCAAAATTTATAACTTGGAATTTGCGTAACATACATCAAGAAGTGTTTACAGGCACAAACCAAAACAACAAAAGCATTGACCGACCAGTATTTCAAATATCAATATTTACAACGTTATTTGAAGACGCTATGAATGTAAGTAATTTAATACTACAATCATTGCATGGTTATAGCGGTCAATTCGGTGGGGCTTCGGGCTTTTACATAGCCAAAGCTGATGTCGATTGGCTTTACAATACATATGATAATGAAATCGGGTTACAGCAAGTCATTTTAGATTGCACACTTGATATTCCGACATAAGACAATATTTAAAATTTACTGTTAAATAGAGGAATTTATCATGGCACTTCCAAATAAAATTTTACCCGGCTTTAGCGCAAGTTTGTACGCGCAACCTACAGCTACTCCAACACCTTTAACAACTGCTGCACTTTCAACAGTCGCAACAGTGGCAGCGTTAGCAATTCCTGCAAACTTGGTTAATGTTGAGGCGGTTCCTGCGTTCGGTCAAGATGACGCAATGGCTAGTTTTTCAATTGCTGGTTCACGTCAATCAGATAAAATACCGACTCAATCAGCACCAACAAGTTTAACGATTACTGCCCCTTGGAATCCAAGCGACTCACAGTTGCTAATCTTGCGAGGCGATGCTTACAACGGTACTATTGATCGCACGTTTGTTATTAGCGCAACCGATGGTACAAATACAATTTATTATGCGTTTAATGGTCGTGTCTCACAGTTTCAAATTGATGCGCAGCCGGGCGCTGAAGCAAAAGCAATTTTTACAGTACACCCGCGTGGTAATCAATTTGGTTGGAGCAACGCAGCATGAAGTTAGCTGATGCAGTTAAAACTCTCGCAACTACGAACAGGTCTTTGGACTCGGTAGCTCAGACTTTAATTGTTGACGCTAACGAAGTCCAGGCTGCTTTAAAAACAGTAGAGTTAGGAAGCGTTGACGAAACTTGTTTACAATACTTAGCAAAATTTAACCCTGCTCCTAAACCGAAAGTTAAAAAAGAAGATTAAATATGACCACAACAATACAAAATAATAATCAACTTTTAGACTACCTTTTATCCCAAGCCAATTCCGGCACAAAGAATTGGTTTGGGTTCACTCAGCAACGAATAACGGGCATCATGCTCGCGCATGAAATTGCCTCGCGCCACGCCTATCACATGTCACCCGATGAGGTGACAGATTACGTTATGAAGCTCAATAACAGTATTTACCATCGGTTAATCAAAGGTGATGGTAATGGCAACGGTTGTTAAAGTTGAATTTGAAGGTTGGGCTGAAACAACCGAATTATTTAAACAAATAAGTAATGATTTTGGTGAAAAAGACGCAAGTAACATCATGCGTAGCGCGGTACGTTTATCAATGAAAACCGTGTTAGAAAAAGCGCGTTCCTTAGTATCAAAAGACACGGGCGCATTAGCTGCAAGCCTACAGGTTGAAGCAAGAAAGCCGGGGAAAAAAGATTTTCGTTCTAAATATATATTTCCGGGCGATGTTGTGATAGGAGCAGTAACTACTGCAAGTGGTAAAGTTTTAGCAAAAAAGGCGTTTAAGAATCTTAAAAGTGGTAACAGTAAATTTAAACAAATTGGAATTAAAAGTGATGCAAGAGCAATGGTTTTAGAATTTGGAACAGGTCAAAGAGCACCCAAACCTTTTATGCGACCCGCATTGGAAAGTTCAGCAGCACAAGTTACTGGCACACTAGGTAAGTCACTTGGTGTAGCTCTCGAAAAATACAAAGCAAAACAAGCCAAGAGGTTATTAAAATGAACAGTTTTTCAAAAGCATTTAATATTAACAAAGACGAATTACGCATCAGGTCATTTGAATTTGCTGGCCACACGTTTAAAGTTCGCGTGCCTTTGACTGTTGAATCTGATTTGATGAATGAGCGTTTAAAAACACCGAATGAATTGTTAATTAAAAAATTCTTTGAAGAAATGAGCAAAGATTTAACAGAAGAAACGGACAAGGTTGTTATTACTGAAGATGACATTATTTATGATGGCAATTCAATTAAAAAGTTTTGTAAAGATAAGGCAATCGTTCAAGAGCGCATTACACTGATGTTGCAATACTTAGTGCCAGAGGAAGATAATTTCGACATGAGTACTATTACTTACGAAATGATTGACGAGCTTTTCCCCTATGCCATTCAATTAGAATTAGTAAAGTTAATTAGCGAAACGATCAGCCCAAGTTACAATGTTACTAAGGGAAAGTAATTGGGTCAGTGCGAAGGCAAGTGAAAGCGTTTATGATCGCTCACGGTGCTGACCCTTCGGTAGTAGATGAGGAAACATTTTCAGATATAGTTGTGATGTACCACGCAGGGCTGATTGGTAACATTGGGTTGCTTGAAGTTTTGGGCAACTTAACCGCAGGACAGTTTAATAAGATGTTACCTAAAGGCAAGACTGGTTATAAGTTGCGCGACATCATACCCAATACTTACGACTACATTTACCCGCCATTAAGCGAACAAGACAAGAAAACACAAGTTAATCAAAGTCTTTTAGCTTTTGCGCTTATGAGTCCGGGCGCACCTGCAATTTTAACGAAGGGTATGTAATGGCAAATATTGCAAGGCTTGGTGTAGCGCTTGGTCTTAACACTGCTGAATTTCAGTCAGGGTTAAAGGGCGCAATGGCTGGGCTAGAAAAGGTTAAAGATGCAGCCAAAGTTGTAGGCGTTGCTATCTTAGCTGCTGGCACGGCTATGGCTTACATGACCAAAAAGTCTATTGACAACATGGACAAGTTAGCCAAGCAAGCACAGATGGCTGGCGTCACAACGGAAAGTCTTTCAGCTTTAGCTTATGCAGCAGACCTAGCCGGCGTTAGCCAAGACACCCTTGTACTTAGCATGGCCAAGCTATCCAAGGGCATGAGCGACGCTGCAATGAACACTGGCGAAGCGCTAAAAGGCTTTAACGCACTCAATATTGATTACAAGAATTTAGAAAGCACAGACGAAGCGATGCTACAAATCTCAGAAAGATTTGCAGGCATGGCAGACGGTGCGAATAAAACTGCTATTGCCATGAGCTTGTTTGGTCGTTCAGGCGCACAATTAATACCACTGCTAAACGGTGGGCGTGATGGTGTAGAAAAGTTACGTGCTGAGGCGGAAAAATTAGGTTTAGTAATTGGCGGTGATACAACCAAATCGGCCGAGCAATTTAATGATAGTCTTACTCAGTTGGGTTCGATTTTCACGGGTTTAGGTAATGAAATAGCTACAGCCACGTTGCCATTGCTTAATAGCATTACCCAAGCATTGTTTAATTCTTGGATAGAATCTGATCAATTTAGGGTCGGCATACAAGAAATTATACGCACAGACTTGCCACGATGGTTGGACAATGTTGCGTATGGTTTTGCATTTACTGCTGATGTCATAGGTAATGTCATAAACATTGTGCGTGGCTTTATACAAGTGTTACAACACGCGGGTGACGTTATTAGTTACGTTATGGCTAACGTTGAATACTCTATGGCTATTACTGATCAAGCGCAAGAATCAGCCTTAGCTAAACAATCAAGCGTTTTACTTAAACTTAAACAAAATGAAAAAGATTTTGATCAATTTCAAAAAGAAAAAATTGCTAATGCGTGGCGTTACTCAGATGAATTAGAAGCAATACAAAACCAAACTAGCGATGATGCAGGCATAGGTTTATCTATTATAAAACCGCAAGCGCCACGCATGGTAGACCCAAACCAGGTCGACAAAACCGCAAACATGCTTAAAGAAGCGTCATTAGTCTCGGCAGAATTTGACCGTGAACGTCAACATGCTATTGGAATGTTGCAAATCAAAGCGGATATGGCAGGACTCGCAAACAATGAAAAACGCGTACAGGAAGCCGTTAACGCAGTCTTAGACGCAACAAGTGCGAAGCTACAGGAAATATCAGACAAGCGCGAGAAGGCAGCAGGACAGGGCGCAGACTCTAAAACCTTAGCAGAGTACGACAGGCAAGCATTAGAGGTTGAACGATTAGGTAGTATGTACGAAGTGATTACACGCCAAATGGAAGAAGCTACCATTGCGTCACAAATGACTTTTAGTTTTGGGTGGAACAAAGCGTTCGCACAATTTAGCGAAGATGCACAAAACTACGGAGCAATGGCGGCTGATATGTTTGGGAGTCTAGTCAGCAACATGAACACGGCAATTG